TCAGTGCCGGGGGGGCGGTCCCGGCAGACGCCAAACGGGCGTTTCGGCTCATTGGAATTCGTTCTTTGTTGTTGACATCACAATTTCCCCGGTTTCAATGTCCATCGCACGGTAAAGGTATTTGTAGCCGTGGCGGTGCATCATCATCAGGAATGTGGCGGCGGCCTTGTAGTCATCGCTCTTTATGCTGCCAACCACAGTTTCGATATCGCCATCAATCAGAATGGCCTGAACCAGATACCTCACTCTCGTTATCCTCCTCTCAAACATCCACACTGACACGGTGGTAGGCCCAGAAGCGTCCGCCACGAGCGAAAACCTTGTACCAGCTCGTAAACGCCTGACCAGTGCAGTCATAGGCGGACGGGTAATAGTGCCGGTATTCGTAGTCTTCGAAGTAGCTGACGGCCTCGTCCATCGTTTCGATATATTCGGGCAGCGGCAACAGCTCCGTATAGCCGTCGATGCCGTCGTCCTGAACGATGCGGCGCTCAGAGACGGGGCGATGGAAGAACGCGCGCATTTCGCGCTTGAGGTCGGCGGCCTTCTGGCTCCTGCCGCTCTCATAAGCGATCTCAAGGATTTCGTAGGCGACCTTCAGATCGGTGTAGCTGTTGATCTTGAACATTTTCGTTACCTCCATTCAGTCTTCAACGGAAAAGCAGGTGTGGCAGATTTCGCCGAGACAATACAGGATGCCTTCAAACTCAAGAATTTCATAGGTTTCAGGATCGCTGTACTGCGTGATGGCCTGTGCCATGTTGCAGAGAATCGTCGTGGTGATGTTCCGCAGTTTGCCTTTAGCGTCATACGGCATTTTCAGCAGCTTGTCGTAGGCTTTGCAGTCACCCCGTGTAAACCACCCGTGCTTGATGCACAGCCCCCGCAAATCGTCCATGTCCATCCAGCGTGTTTCTTTGACCTTCATTTTCTTGTCCTCCTATAGCGTGGCCGGGCTTGTGACCGGCCTGCCGCATTACCGGGGTTTTCACCCCGTCACTCTGCGTAGTTTCAGGCATTCAGCAAGTCGAAGTCCTCAACAATCTTTGCGTCTGTGCTGTAATAGCTGTTGTAGGCATCCCTGAAAAGCACAGCATTCATGTATCTGTCAAATTCTCCGGCAATGTACTTGACCGGAGCTTTTCTTTTATCGTCCCAATGGGTGGCAATTACGAAATACTTCATTGTATGTTCCTCCTGTTTTTGAGTTCAAATAATTGCTCTTTGTGTTGTTAGTATAGTGCAAACGTTTGAACTTGTCAAGGGGTTGAGAGCAAATATTTGAATTTATTTTTTCTGCCGCCACAGAAGACAAAAAAAATAAGGCCACCGAGTGCAGGGTTACACTCAGTGGCCTTTTTCCTATAACGCGCGTGCATATAGACGCTATGATGCGCGTGCGTCGTTTTCTCTTTAGTTCAGGTATTCAATAGAAAAAGTATGTAACATTGTAACGTCAAGCCGAAAAGCGCCTTGTTTCAAGGCTTTTCGGGGTTACAACAGGCGTTACAATCAGGGGTTACGTTTTTCCACTTTGTAACGGCACAGGTGTTACATAAATTCAGGGGTTACAGCCATAGTGCGCCTGACTGTAACCCTTGTAGTTCGGTTATTTCATCCGCGCAATGAGGGCTTCGCCCGCGCCGCGAATGATAGCGGAAATGTCCACACCAGCAGCGTTGAGCAGGTTTTTAGAGGTGTCGGACATCTTAGCCATAGCGCCGTCAATAAGCAGCTTGCCCAGCTCAGTAATTTCGTCTTTGGTCAGCTTGCCATCCTCATGGGCTTTCTTCATGCCCTCCACGGTGGTCTGCTGAAGCTCAAGGACGGTCTGCTGGGCGGCGTGAATGACCTCATTGGTAGCCGTAGAGATGTTCTTCAGCTCCTCGCGCTTGGCGAGCTTGGTAGACAGCCACGCGCCCAGAACACCGATCAGGGTAATGAGCAGGGTTGCCGCGATCTGCACAAGGTTTTCGATGATAACGTTAGTCATGGTGATATTCTCCTTTTCGATATGTATTTACACCTTTTTGGTGTAATCCAGACTGATCCAGCCTGCGCCGGATTTGAGCTTGCCCCATTTGGTCGCGCCGGTGCCCGTGCTCTCCGCGACGATGGTATAAACGCCGTGGTCACGGATGCAGCCGTTCGTACCGTAGCCGGTGCCGGGGCCTTTGCGGATGTTCAGGGCATCGGTGGTAATCTTTACGCGGTACGCGCTGAAGCTGGGCGTCGGTGTAACCGCCTCGCCCACGACGGACAGGAACTTGACGTTGATAGGACTGCAAATGGCATTCTTGCCGTCCACGCTCTTGTCGATGACGGCGCGGTCGCCGCTGATCTCGCGGACGATCCACTGCTTGGCGGCTACCCAGTTCGGGACAGCCTTGCCGTTGTAGTAGGTCGCGCCGGACAGGATGCGCACGACGTCGCCCTTCTTGATGGTGCTGGGAGTGGTAGGGGTAGTGGGCTTCGCCGCAGCGCCCAGCGCCGCAGTGACCTTCACGGCGAGATCGCCCATGCGGGCGTACATCCAGTTGCCGGGGCAGCTCTTGTTGGCAAACCAGCGGTGGACGGTCAGGATCATTTCGTCGGCCTTGGGGGTGTAATTCAGGGTCTTGTCCTTGTCGCCCAGCCAAAGCAGCTTGGTTTTGCCGTTGCGCTGGCAGATGTCCACGCAGAGCTTGATGAGGGTCTGATAGACCACATCCTTGAACGCATACGGTTCTGTGCTGTCGCTGGCGCACTCGATAGTGACGGCCCGCTGGTCGTTGGCATTGGAGGAGGAACACCAGCTGCGGTTTTTCTCCTCAACGTACATACCGACACGACCGTCAAGGCCGATGCCGTAGTTGCTGCTGGCCTGCTTGGAGGTCGGCGTGAAGATGCGGCCCAGCGTCTCCACGCTGCACTGGCCGACCACGCAGTGCGGCGTGATGCGGTCGATGCTGTGGGTACGCTGCCCGCTGTGGTTCGGGCTGAGCTTCGTGTAGCTCACCATCGGTGAATTTGTGTAACTCATGTTTTAGTCCTCCCCTTTGTTGTTGGAAAGCTCGTCCAGAGCTTCGGCGGTCAGTTCCGCCTCGGTGGTTTCGATGGTGGTTTCGGTTTTGGGGTTCATAGTGATTTCCTCCTTATGCAAAGTCATTATTTTTCAGCCGGTCGTCGTAGCAGCGCTCAACATTGGCGATTGCATGGACGGCACGGTTGTTTTCGTAGTCCTTGTGGCTGTCGCAGTATTTTTCGTACTTGTCGATGACGTCCAAAATCTCGATGTAGTCCTCCCGCGTGTGCCGCGTATGCTCGACAAGCTCCATGTTGAAGCGGAGGATGTCTGCTCGCCAGCCGTTGGCCTCGCGCTTATCGGAAAGCGCCTTTTGGGCGGCCAGCTCCGATTTGATTTCCTTCTGTTCGACCTCCAAAGTGGCGAGCCGGTCCAGAACATCTTTGTTGAGCGCCCGGCCAATCGAGCGGGCCAGCGCAGACCACGGGTTGATCTTGATGGGGCTGATTTGCAGGATGGTCAGCAGCGCGAACAGACCGCCGCTGCCGCCCAGAAGAAGATCCTTCAGGGTCATGCGGACACCTCCCTCCAACCGGCAGGATAAGCAGAAGGCGACCACACATTGTTATCTATAAGGCTCTCGTAAACCTTTCCATTAAATCGGACGCGATCCCCCTTCTTGTAAGGGTTGGTGCTGTCCGGCTGCTCCCATTCGGGGATAACGTCGGGATCAGGGATAAGCACCTTTGCGAAAAGGGACGGTGCCGCATCGGGCGTCCAGCTGTCTTGCGCGGTGTGATCCTGCAAAACGGTATAAAGAATCCCGCCATGTCGGACCCGTCGCCCCGTTGTGTACACGGTGCCGGTCTTCCACGCCGGAAAAAGTTCGACCGCCTCAAGGGCGGTCGTGTCATCAAGGCTTTGTGCTGCGGTTTCGATCAGGGGCCGCAGTTTTTGTGCGAGGGCTTTCAGCGTCATTCGTCCGTCACCCCCAGCAGGATTTTTGCCGCTGCCAGCTCGTCTTCAAGGGCCAGTACCTTTTCGGTGAGCTGCGCGCGGGTGAGGATTTCCGTTCCGGGGTCGTCGGGCGGATTGACCGGCGTATCGTCGTCGGGGTCCGTGGTGCCGACCTGTGCCGCAAGCTCCTCATATTCTGCAAGGGTAATAGAAACGGCGCTGAGAAGTTCGTCACTCTCAACGCCGCTTAGCTGCTTCCCCTGAAGCTGATAGATTGTGTTCCCGTCGCCGGACATGACGCCCTGCGCGTCCCGTTTGTCGCACCGGATAAGAATGCCGTTGCGGGTCTGCCAACAGACGTAGACGGGATCGGCAAGCGCTTCTACGCTTTTGACCGTGCCGTCAGCAGACAGGATTTTGAAGTAGACCATAGCAGTCCTCCTTGCTGTTTATAAAAAGGTTGGTGTACAGTGCGCCCATGTTTTGAACGGTGTGCCATGCGTTGAATCGCGCGGCATAGCTGCGCCAGCTTTGCCACGTCGCATAGATGTCCGCGAAGGTCATTTTACCGCGCAGGTATTTCCTGTGTAGCTTTTTCATTTTCTGCCGCATCTTCGTGACGCTGCGCTTATAGATTTTCCGGACGACCTTGCCGGTTTTTGTGATGAAGAAACGCACCTTCAACCAAGAAAAGCCGTGGCTCAGCTTGACGATCTGCGTTTTCTTCTCATTCAGGGTAATGCCAAGCTCGGCGCATATCGCCCGGATATGTGCCACGCAGTTTTGAAGATAGGCTTTAGATGTGTGGATCAGGTAGCCGTCGTCCATGTACCGGCCATAGCCGCGCACCTGCAAAACCTCCTTGACATAGTGGTCAAGACGGTTTGCAGAGGCGAGGGCCAGCACCTGACTGATCTGACTGCCCAGCCCCATACCCTTATCGCCGAAAGCGTCGATGAAATGCTCTGTGAGCGCAAGAAGCCGTTCGTCGGTGAATTCCTTATGCAGGATCGCTTTCACGACCTCATGGGAAACGTTGTCGAAGAATTTAGAGAAATCAAACAGCAGGATATAGCCCTCATTGCCGTATTTCCGGTAGTGCTCATGGAGATGCTGCGTGATCCGGCGCGTGGCAAAATCGTAGCCCTTGTTCTTCATGGACGCGCCGTTGTCGTAGACGAATGTGCGCTCAAGGACCGGCACAAGGGCATTGTCGCACAGGCAGCGCTGAACGACACGCTCGCTTATGACCGTGCTGCGGATATGACGATGCTTCCCGCGCTCATACAAATCAAACTCGTAAAAGCCGGGGCTTTTGAATTTTCCGGCTGCAAGCTGGTTGTATGTGTGCAGGATGTTCAGCGGCGCGTTGGCCGTGTATTTCTGGACGCTGGCCTTCCACGACACACCGCGACGGCAGCACTTGTACGATTGATAGAGGTGCTTATAGCTGAACACCTCGTCGTAGTTATCGTGCTCGGCGCAGGCGGCGTCCCGCTTTGCCCGCCGTGCGGCAGCGCGGCGTTGATACCTTGCTTCTCTACGTTCTTCGCTTGTCATAAGAAACCTCGCTTGCCCCGTATGCCTGTTGGCAGGTTGCAGTAGGCACGTAGCGTCACCGGGCATGAAATACGGAATGACCTGCAATCCGTACCATGCAAGCAGCGTCCGCCCGGACGCATCAGGGCATATATTTACCTTTGCAGGAAGGTCAAGCACTCCTTCTCTCCACTCTGCACGGATTTCACTCCGAAAGCTACTCTGTCTGGCACGAGAGGAGCCGAACGCCACCCCGTAGGAGTTGGACGCGTTGTTGTTGTTGCTGTTACCGTTGTTGTTCACATTGGCGAAAGACGACGAGCCGGACGCCTCAGGCGACCGCAGCCACCAGTTAGAAGTCAACCTCGTCGAAGAACTGGCAATTTGTGCAGCGCTTAACCTATGATCTTATCAGGGCAGGTCTTTGTACCGCGCCCTGTCGCTTTTCAGTACGGCTTTCACGAGCCGGATTTCGGTATCTACAATGTCCATCCAGTATTTCAGGGTATCCATTTCGATACCGAACAGCTCCTGCGCCACCTCAAGCTGGGAAATCATGCTCTGAAGTTCAGCATTGGCGTGTAGGAAGTAGTCGCGCCTGATCTGGACCTCATGCTGATTGAGCGGATAGATGCTGTTACCGCGTTTCACGTCCTCATAAATGCGCGTCGCCGCAGCGGCCAAGGGCTGTGATACATAAAAGGTGTATCGCTTCGGGAAATTCACGCATTTCTGAATCGTGTAAATTTCTAACTTCCTTGCGGTCGCCAGAAACTCCATGTCAGACGTAGAGCGCTTGCTTTTGATTACAGACAAGGGCACCACCTCATTTTTGCTGAAAAGTTCGTGAAATATATTATATCACACGCCCCCCCCCATTTTCCATATGAAAAGTCCGAAAATCAAAATTTTCGCGCGCCGCTTACGCGGCGATATAGGGCGCAGGTCGGAAGCCTGTGCGCCAGTATCTGGCCCCACAAAGGGGGCCAGATACCCAAGATGCACAGATTATATGCAGAAGCCGAACGCCACCCCGTAGGAGTAGGACGCGCCGTTGTAGTTGCTGTTACCGGTGTCGCTCACAGTGGCGAAAGACGACGAGCCGGACGCCTCAGGCGACCGCAGCCACCAGTTAGAAGCAGAACCGGTGCCGTTGTACGTTTTCTTGATACGCGAATTGTTGTCGGTGAACAATGCGAATGTCACGTTTTCGGCGTTGGGGTCTATCTCGTCCTTGTAGGGTACGTCGTTGACATTGAAGCCAACTTCGGCGCGGGACAGCAGGAACAGGCGGTCGTTGCTGATGCTGATTTCTGCCTTCGTGTCACCGACAGAGGAGCGCACCTGAACCACCTTAATCATGGACTGCCACTGACGCGGCAGCGCGGCAAAGATGGTTTCATTGAGCCACGTCCGCATACCGCAGGACGCCCAGCCGCCGACGTTGGTGTTCTGGCTGCTCATCTGATGGGTAGCATTCATAATGCCCAGCATGGTAAAGACGACACCGGCGAAATCGTCACCGCCCATCTTCTTGAAGTGGTTGAAGCCCGCGACCTGCATGATGATAGAGGTATCGGCAAAGACCGTGGTCGTTGGAACAATCTTGATCTTGTCACCGACTGCGAAGTAGTCCTTCGCCTTGCCCGTCTCCATGATGCCATAGAACTCCGCCAACGTGTAGCCGCTGTTGTCGTTCGCGTCGTCGCTGTACAGGTAGTCGAAGTTGGTTGCTACGGTGTCCGACAGCGTGGGCGTAATGAACACTGCGTGAACGTCAATGTCACTGGTGACATCGTTCGTCAGCGCGTCCCAGCCCATCCAGATAGAGCCGGTGGAGGACGTCAGCTCACCACCACGGAAGGAAACGCCGTCATGCGCCGCCACAGTGTCAGTCTGCAAAAGCTGAGTGCCATTGTACCAACGGACGGTGTAATACCGCGTTGCCTCAGAATACTGCGCTGTCACAACGAGGTCTTCGAGGATGTAGGTAAGCTGCTGATCCCAGCCGATGAAGGTAAACACCTTATCAACAGTGGAGGGCTTGACAGGCGTGTCGATCAGACCGGCAGTGATGGGGTTTTTCGCCGCGCCGTACTTGCGGACAGTCTGCGTATTCAGGACTGTGCCGTCGTAGTTCTTGAATGTGACGGTGCAGGAGCTGACCATCTGATCGTAGGTCACGGACAGATCAAGGAACCGCGCCATGATGGTAGTCAACTCGGCCTGCGACACAACGGCGATATGCGCTGCGCCCTTGAGGACGAAATCCGTAGCGGGGTTGCCTGTCCGGCAGGCGGCCACGGCTGAGGCTTGCCGCAGCGCTCACAAGCGCGTAGGTGTCGATTGCTGCGGCGTCCTCGACCCAGATCGTGCGGAGGTTGGAGCCGTCCATAGCAAACGCGGTCAGGTGCGAGAGCTGCCGGGCGATCAAGCTGTTCAGCGGGCAGAGCTTGGCCGTCTCGACAGGAGCACCCAGTGCGAAGGTCACGCCGGTAATGCCGCTGCCGGTCAGCAGGAGCGTTTTCAGGGAGGTGAGGACAGACAGGTCAAGTG